TTTTATAAAAGCCAGCTTCGATCATATCATTATAACTTCTATTTTCTACTATCCCTTTGTACATGAAAGGATACAGCTTCAAACTAGTGAGCAGTTCTCCCAGCTCTCAACTTATGCTATTATTCTGTTGCAATTTGTTGCCAATCCCTTAATGGTTCTGTCGTTTCAATAACCGTTAAATCATCCATGGCTTTTATCTCCATAATGCCAGCTGAATTATCAGGGCATTCCAGCATGATGTCAAAATAATTAGCGCTATTCAACTTTTGATACAGCTTAAATTGGATATCATTTCCACATATCAATTTAAAATGGGAAACTCCATTACGATACCCACTTAATGAAGCTACATAGCAAGACGATATTCCATTTCTTAGCACATATAGTAAGCATATTACAGGTTTATATACATATAGTTCCTCTTTATATGCTATCTTGTATAATTTGCCTTGAATTAAATCAAAATATGCTGTTCTCCTTGTTAATCCCTTATTAGTATTTGTCGAAAGTGGCAAAAGTTCTCCCAGGTCGAGATTATGAGATTATTTCTGTTAAAAAATAATGTATCTTATCCTTGGTGTTCTTGCTTCTGATGTTGTCATATTCAGATTTAATCCTTCATCAGATAATTTGTATGTTCCTCTTAGCTCCCCTGAAATTATACTATATTTTATCGTATTACTTTGGGTTGCAGATAAAGAGATGACTACAGTATATCCTCCATCTGAAATCGATAAAAGGCAGACTTCACCTAATGCCAATGTTACTAAAGTCACAACTGTTTCAGTTGATATATTTATGTTTTTTGATACCGATTTTATGTTTGGTATTGGCAGAAGTCCTCCCAGAAGGATTTGTATCAATGACTTTTGTATTACAATATTATTTTAAATGTTTATTGGTCTATATATAGTTTATTCTGTGCATTTTTTATGCATAAGATTTTTCTTTAAAATATTTGTTATAGCTTTGCTATCACAAATAACTGAATGTGTTTTTATTTTTTGATTCATTAAGCTTGGATGTTGTAAGGCATCTTGCTAGCAAAGCAGTTTGTATTGAAAAAGGCAGGATTGGTGAATCCCGCCTTTTTTAAATAGTTTTGATAAAATAAAATTTATATATAACTTTATAGCATCTATATTGAATTAAACTTAATTCTAAATCAGTAAAGGCGTTTACTGACAAAAATAGTCTAAATGCTATCGTTCGTGATGAATAATGGCATCTTTTTAGTTAATAATTTTTTTCACATACCATTTTAAATGAGTAATTATATACACCTTTGCTTGGGAAAGTGAGGGTGTATTTTTTATTGGTTAAAACGAACGATAAGTGCAAAAATATTTCTTTATAAAACTGAATCTTGTTCTGTAATAATAGAAAATAAGTAGATTCCATAAGTTCTATTTGTTTTCTATTAATGCTCTATGGCTTCTTGCATTCTCCGAATAATCGGAATATTGCTCCTGATTATTTTTTTCAATATGAATTGAATATGGAATAGTTTTCATTACTCTTTGTTGGGTAACTAGAAGCTTGATAACAATATTTATTACCATCAAGCTTCTTCCATTGTCACGATATGACAATGGATTTTGGTGTTTTGGCAGCGATGGTGCAAATGGATAAGAATATCTTGATTTTCTTGTTAAATAATAAAAGAATATCATTTATTGTTTTCAAGATTTGCTCTGATTTGTTTCAAAATCAGAAACGGTCCTCCCATCTTATAGTTCCCTAAGTTTTGTTTAGCTTGCATGATACAGCTTTCAATAGTAAGTTTCAAATTCGGAGTGAAAGCTGCTTTGTTAATCTGCATTTCTTTTGGAAGTTTATTGGCATGGTTATTGAACCATGCGATCATTTCATTCAATTCCTCTTCGGAATAAGATTTTTTTCAGTCATGATACATAAGTTGATGTTAATAGTGTGCAAAGATAAAGGAACATATAATTCATGGGTTATCTTTTAACAGAAATATTATCAAAATAAAAACCGTCCCTACTTATCACAAGCCGGAACGGTTCAGATTAGTTACGTTTTGACAATCTACTTCACATTTTATTGAACAAGATACCAATGGATTTGTTCAAAAGGATTTGCCTATTTCTAAAAATATTTGTTGTCACATTATTACGTATTACAAAAAAGGAGGGCATCGTGCATTACGAGCCCCCTCTCAAACTTTTATTATGAGATTGGCTTCTACTCCAAAATCACAGGGCAAAGATACGCAAAATTCTATTCTTTTCAGTTGATTGTGTAATCCAATTGGGAAATTGTATTTAAACAAATACCCCGACTCATCACGAGCCGGGGCAGTCCAATTTATAAATTTAAAGTCTTATGATGAAGATTGTCTGTTGCACCAATGCTTTACTATCAGCATAACGACAATCAAAACGGTTACATAAACACAGGCAAAACCAATTTGTTTAAGCAGCGTGGATTCTTTTTTCTCTTTTATGGTTTCTGATCGCTTTTTTTCATAAATATCAGAAGTAATATCCTTATCGGCTTTCACCTCCGTACTGTCTTTGGTTGCAGTTTCCTTCTTTCTATTTTTGCTGAAATCACCTTCTATATGCCCATCTGCCAGTAACGGAGGTTTATCGGTCAGACTGTCGGGCGGCTTTCGGGTATCATAGATACGAAAATCAATCACATAGTTACTATTAGTGGTAATAAGTTCGCTCAAAGAGGTACTTGATCCGTGTACGATGTTGACAGATTCACTGGCGCTATCTTTGCTGATTACTTCTACATCGGACTTGACAGCCTTATGCGAGCTGCCACATGATCCGAACAGCAGGAACAGACACATGAAGGGAGCCAGTAATATATGCCGGCTTACCCAGTTCATAACTCTAACCAACATAAGAGATATCATTTATGCGGTTCATCCACCCTCTCTTAAATTTATTATTGGTCGGACGCTTGCGGCATATATCCTCAATAAAGTCGAACCGGGCAATCTTAATCATGTCGAACAACTCACGCGGGTTCTTGGCATTTACAGCGGCAATGGTCTTGGGACCTACAATGCCATCCACCGTAACACCAAGCAAGCGTTGAGGAATCTTAATTCCGTGCGCACCGGATGCCCACACCCAATCAACCAATATATTAGCAACTGATTGCGATTTAATCTCGTCAGCTTTCCATCTGTCCCAATAATGCGGCTTGAGTACACGATTAACAACATCTTCACGGGTAAGTAGGTGTAAATCATCCACATCTATATCACCGTCACCATCCTTGTCATAGCCGCACGATTTCCATGTGCCGATAGTCACGCCCATATTGGTAGCTCCTCCCAAATCGTCAGGGTCATTTACAAAACCGCCTTCCCACTTTAGGATAAACGGTGCAAGTTTTCTTACGTCAGCCATACTACTCATTAATTATAATTATTCGATTTTATTTTCTTTGAATTCCGGCAGGATATATTGTATGTTAACCGCTGCTTCATGCAAGACCTTATGAAGTTCATCTTCATTCAAATCCGTTTCATCTGTAAACTCACAAAAGATATTTCCAACCCAATCTTGAGATGAATTAAGCCGTTTAATAGCCACGCTGTTGCATCCATTTGTTGATAATAGAGATTTGGCAACCTTATCCTTAACCTGGTTATCAATATCTGAGTAGAACATGAAAAGATTCTTTGCGAGAGTTTCTGCAAAAACGGCCACTTCACTCATGGGAAGTGATTGGATGTTTTCACGCATTCCGGCTATACCTTTTCGTTTTACCTCGAACTGCACCGAAAGAAAAGCTATATGCCCCAAAGGATGGGGTTGTACGATATATACCCTGTCTGCTTTCGTTTCATAAAGTACACGCCACAGCTCACCGAACACCTTGGCGGAGTTCTCACTGCGGTGGTAACTTCTTTTTTCCTCCTCTTTTTTAAAATATTCCACTTTTAAATCAGTCAGTTTGTTTTTAGTATACTGATTATAGGCGAAATAAGCTGCCAGCAATGTTCCGGCAGCACTAATAATGTTTGCAATATCTATTTCCATCACATTCACCGTTTAATTGTTATATGATAAATTATTCATCCTGTTTCTTTATTCTTTAGCTACTATGTTTTTTGAGAAAGCTGGCAGTTTTTCCAAAAAATGTATTGTCAATATGGTTTGTTTTACTATTTTTGTCAATTGTCTTTTAGGACTGTGACGGTTCATCCATGATCCTTCCGCCATATTGAAAGTCCTATAAAGAAAATGTGGATCTATATTTACCAAATTGTTTAATCTTACTGTCCTGTTATCATTAGTCAGTATGATTTGATTATCCCGGTTGTCTGAGAAGATTGCCGGGATTTTTATATATATGCAAAATAAATCCATATCCATATTGCTTACTATTCATATTTCACTATCTTTGTCAAGACTTTGTTAACCTGATTCTTTCAAAACTAGTATTGGACTTAACTTCCCCCCGTCAGACTGTGAAGCCAGACGGGGGATTTCATTACTTTAACAGATAGACAATAAAAAAAGAGCCCGATGACAATATTTATTGCCATCAAGCTCCTAGTTACAACTGCAAAGATAGTGAAAACTATTCATATTCAATCCATATTGAAAAAATAATCAGGAGCAATATTCCGATTATCCGAAGAATTTAAAGAGTCACAATATTAATAGAAAACAAATAGGATTCATGAAATCTACCGATTGTCTATAAAATCAGATGTCCTCAAGCCTTTATCAGGAAACATCTTTACTTTTTTCCTTTGAACATTTTTCAAGTCACGCACAATGGTGCTGGAAAGTACCTCTGAATAAATCTGTGTGGTCTTTACGGAAGTATGTCCGAGCAACTTCTGGACTGTTGTAATCGCAACTCCCTGATGAACCAGCAGGGTGGCACAGGTATGACGGGCTGTATGGAATAAGATAGGTAAACAGAGCACCGGAAACGAGAAGAAAGGATAACGTAATCCATTGGAAACTAACTATTTCTCTATATTCTTCCACTTGAGAAAAAAGCAGGAAAGTGGGGATTGTTGAAGATGTTCAGTTACCAAACCGTTAGCCGGTCAGTTACCGAAAGGGAACGAGGTAACGCAAAGCGGATCGGATAATTTAAAACGCCGATATATTGCACTGATTGTCATTGTTTTGCATACCAAAGAACGTTTATAAAACAGGTAATTTTGCAACTAAAGTTATAAGCGTATGAAAGTAGAAAAATTCAAGGTTTTGCTCTACCTCAAAAAGAGCGGACTGGACAAGTCGGGCAAAGCCCCGATAATGGGACGCATCACCGTGAACCGGACGATGGCGCAGTTCAGCTGCAAGCTCTCCTGCACTCCCGGGCTGTGGAATCCCCGTGAAAGCCGGCTGAACGGCAAGAGCAGGGAGGCGGTGGAGATAAATGTGAAAATCGACAAGCTGCTGCTTGACATCAATGCCGCCTTCGATTCCCTTCTGGAACGCAAGGGGGATTTTGACGCCGCTTCCGTCAAGGATGCCTTCCAGGGCAGCATGAAGACGCAGATGACCCTGATGAAAATGCTGGATGCCCTCAGGGATGAGGTGAAGAGCCGTATCGGGATAGACCGGGCAAAAGGGACCTATCCGGCATACGACTTTACCTGCCGTACCATGCGCGAGTTCATTGAAACCAAATTCAAGACGAAAGACCTGGCCTTCGGGCAGCTTACGGAACAGTTCATCCACGACTATGAGAATTTCATCCTTGACGAGAAAGGGTATGCCGTGGACACCGTACGGCATTACCTGGCAATTCTCAAGAAAACGTGCAAAAGGGCTTATCAGGAAGGACACTCCGAACGGTTCATGTTCCAGCACTATGTCCTTCCGAAACAGACCGTCAAGACCCCCAAGGCACTGAGCCGTGAAAGTTTCGAGAAAATCCGTGACGTGGAGATAGCCCCGCACCGCACGACCCACCGTCTGGCAAGGGACCTGTTCCTCTTCGCCTGCTATACCGGGGTCGCCTACAGCGATGCCGTGACCGTCACCCGGGAAAACCTGTACACCGGCGAGGACGGCAAGCTATGGCTGAAATACCGCCGTAAAAAGAACGAGCTCCGCGCAAGCGTGAAGCTGCTGCCGGAAGCCGTCGCCCTGATAGAGAAATATCATGATGACAGCAGGGACACGCTGTTCCCGATGATCCACTATCCGAGCATGAGAAACCACATGAAGGCGCTGGCCGTACTGGCAGGGATAAAGGAGAACCTGTGCTATCATGTCGGACGCCACTCGTTCGCCTCGCTCGTCACCCTTGAAGCGGGCGTTCCGATAGAGACCATCAGCAGCATGCTGGGGCATAGCAACATACAGACGACCCAGGTCTATGCCCGCGTCACCCCGAAAAAGCTCTTCGAGGACATGGACAGGCTCATCGAAGCCACCGGAGATTTGAAACTTGTTCTATAATCCATAAACAATGAGAATCATGAGAAGTACCTTTTCCATACTATTCTATATCAACCGCGGCAAGATAAAGGCTGACGGAACCACGGCGGTCATGTGCCGCATCACCATAGACGGCAGGAACACCGCCATCACCACCGGGATATGCTGCAAGCCGGAAGACTGGAACGCCCGAACCGGGACCATACGCACGGTAAGGGAAAATGCCAGGCTGCAGGAGTACCGGAAGTATATCGAACAGACTTACGAGGAAATTCTGAGGACGCAGGGTGTCGTCAGTGCGGAGATTATCAAGAACCGGGTGACAAGGCAGTTCGTCGTTCCGACACACCTGCTCCGGATGGGCGAGATAGAGCGTGAACGTCTCAGGATACGGAGCAGGGAGATCAATTCCACCTCCACCTACCGGCAATCACAGTATTTCCAGAAGTACCTGACGGACTACCTTGCTTCACTGGGGAAGAAGGACATCGCCTTTGAAGAAATAACGGAAGACTTCGGCAGGAACTACAAGGCATTCCTTATCAGGAACAAGAATTTCAGCACCTCGCAGACCAACCGCTGCCTCTGCTGGCTGAACCGCCTCTTGTATCTTGCTGTGGACAACGAGATCCTGCGCACCAATCCGGTGGAGAATGTCGAATATGAGAAGAAAACCGCGCCCAAGCACAAGTATGTCACCCGTGAAGAGATGAAAAGGATACTGGCCATGCCCCTGAATGAAGGACGTGCGGAACTGGGCAGGCGTGCATTCATCTTCTCCTATTTCACCGGGCTTGCCTATGCCGACATCAAGCAGCTCCATCCGTGTCATATCGGGACGACGGCGGAGGGGCGGCGGTTCATCCGCATCAGCCGGAAGAAGACCGGGGTGGAAGCGTTCATCCCCCTGCACCCGATAGCCGAGCAGATACTCGCCCTGTACAATACCACCGACATGCACAGTCCCGTGTTCCCGTTGCCGAGCCGGGATTCCATCTGGCACGAGATATGGGAAATCGGCGTGATCCTGGGCAGGCACGATGACCTTTCGTACCATCAGGCCCGGCACGGGTTCGGGGTCCTGCTCATTTCAGAGAGCGTATCCATCGAGAGCATAGCCAAGATGATGGGACACTCCAATATTTCCACCACACAAGG